CAGGAGAAACCTACTTTTACTGTGCCCCGACCTACCGCATGGCAAAAGACATCGCATGGAAAGAAATAAAGAAGCTTGTCCCTAGAGAATGGGTCAAATCCAAGAACGAAACAGACCTAAAGATAGAACTCATTAACGATTCCACAATCGAACTAAAGGGAACAGAAAACGCAATGGCCCTACGTGGCCGAAGCCTTGCTGGAGTAGTCCTAGATGAGGCTGCCTTCATGGATTCTGAGGTCTGGTTCCAAGTAATCCGACCCGCCTTAGCCGACAAACAAGGTTGGGCGCTTTTCATTTCCACACCCGATGGAACGGCAAGTTGGTTCTACGACCTATGGTGCTACGTCCCAGATGACGCAACAGGCGAGTGGAATCGCTGGAGTTTTACTACAATAGAAGGGGGTAACGTACCAGCAGAAGAAGTTCAAGCCGCCCGTGCTCAACTAGATACCCGCACATTTCGCCAAGAATTTGAGGCCAGCTTTGAGAATCTCACGGGTCTCGTTGCAGTCTCATTCTCCGATGAAAATATTTCTACAAGAGCTAAAGACATCTCCATAATGCCCATCCTTTTAGGAGTCGATTTCAACGTAGACCCCATGTCAGGAATCTGTGCCGTAAAAGACGAAGAAAATCTCTACGTTTTTGATGAAATAATTATGACTGGAGGAGCAACAACATGGGATTTTGCAGAAGAAGTGATCCGCAGATATGGCGTGGACCGTAGAATTGTTGCTTGCCCCGACCCAACTGGAGGAGCTAGAAAAACAGCAGGAGTTGGAGCAACAGACCACAGCATCCTCCGAAGAAGTGGCTTCAACGTCTCCGCACCAAAAGCCCCGTGGAAAATTCGGGATAAAATTACAGCAGTTAACACCGCCCTATATGACGCATCAGGTGTTCGAAGAACTTATATTCACCCTCGATGCAAAGAACTCATTAAATCTTTAAGAACTCTGACTTATGCCCCGAACACAGGATTACCAAATAAGAATCTTGGTGTTGATCACGCTTTTGACGCTTTCGGTTACTTATGTCTTCAGCAATTTAACTTAGCGAAACCTGAAACTTTAGGTCAAACTGGTTATAGAATCTACTAAAAACTATGAAAAAATCCGCTGGGACAAAAAGATGCGAAGCTTATCTCGCAAAAGTAAAAGGTGGTAAAAAGTCTACAAGTAAGAAAAAGAGTTCTACAAAGAAAAAGTAAACGAGGAAAGACCGTTTAGACTGTTGTAAATGTTAAAAGCCTTAAAAGTTAGATGACATACTCTGTACCAGGGGCAATTCGTACAAATGTTGTTAGCCAAACCTATTTAGGTGGGGGTGATAATCCATTTTCTAAGACACGGGCTGTTTTAGATATGACGAAATCGTGGGAAATAATGAAAGCTGTTACTTATGGGACTGAATATTTACGAGAAAATTCTGAAGCGTTTTTACCATTAGAGCCAAGAGAAGATTATGACGCATATTTGTCACGAGTAAATCGTGCTGTTTTTTCTCCTTATACGCAACGATTAGTTAGAGCTGCGACAGGTTTGATTCTTCGTAAACCAATAACAGTTATTGGCGATCCATATTGGACTGATGTATTTGTAAAGGATGTTGATGGCTGTGGTTCAGATTTAGACGAATATGCAAGAAGATTATTAATTTGTGCGTTGACTTATGGACATAGCAATACCCTTGTTGATTTTCCTGCCCCAACAGGAGCAAGAAGTCTTGCAGAAGAAAGAAATCAAAACCGTAGACCGTATTGGATTGAGGTCGATCCAGCAAATATTTATGGTTGGAGGCTAGATCGAGAGGTTAATTATGGAAAATTGATACAGGTGAGAATTGCAGAACAGGCTGTTGTTCCTGAAGGAGACTTTGGAGAGAAGGTTTTTGACCAAATTAGAGTAATTGAGCCTGGTCAATACAAGATTTTTAGGAAAAAAGAGACAACAAAAGATATGTACACGCAAGATGAGAGTTTTGCAGGTAATTTTGACTCTCCTGCTGATGAAAAAGATTATGAATTGGTTGAATCAGGTGAGTTTTCGTTAGGTGAAATACCTTTAGTAACTGTTTATGCAGGAAAAACAGACACGATGACAAGTAAACCACCGTTATTAGATATTGCGTACTTAAATTTGGCTCA